GTTCTATTGAGCACGTTATACCAGTCTGGGGGATACAGATACTTGACCGGACCCAAAGCGTTGCTATTACTAGCACCTCTTAAGTCGATGGTCACGAATCCGTCCTCAGAATCATCGAGACTGCCCTCACGGGCCATCCTTTGATTCAGGCTCTGATCAGATAAGTCAAGACCAAAACTCAGGAGTTTCCTCCGGAGTTCCACGTCGATACCCTTCTGATAGTAGCCATTTATGAGAGGCTCTGTCGCGATAGACCGATGTGTCTTCGCTGTTTTCAGCACGAAGCTAAGTTTGTTGCTATTCACCACGCGCAGCCGCGCGACGTACTTTTTAAAAGCATCGTCGTAATCGAAGCAGAACAATGTTGAACCATCACTATATGTCCGGGACTCTAATAGAGTTTCCAGATAATGTTGATTCTTCATGAATCCTGCAAAGCCGTGGTGTAACGCGTGAGGCGTAACGGTCCACTCTTGTTCCCGCGATAATTTGCGAAGAACGTGAGTGGCATCGCCGTGTACGCCTACTGATGCGCCTTGCCCAAAATCACAACTCTCAGCAATGCGCCGATAGTTCGGAGTCGTTCCTATCATAGAACGAATCCAAGCCATAGCGGCCGTACTCTCCTTTCGAAATTTATCCCGTGAGGGATCTATTTGTAAGATTGAAAACTTTTGATTTATCCTTCCACATCGCCTTTCGGCTTTGAAGAAAGAATCAACCGCGGTTTTCTCTGGGTCTAGCTCGACGAGCTTAGAGTCCCAAGGGTACTTTTTGATGAGAAGTGTGAACTGATTCGCCACGAAATGCAACGTGGCATCCTCGTACGACTGTAAGGACAGCGAATCAGCAGCACGGTAAAGAGCAGCCCAGTCTTTTCGCCTTACGGCGTCAGATAAGGGTTGCAGGAAACTATGCTGCTTATGAGCTTCTAGCAAACGAGCTAACAAGCGGGTATAAAGCCCGAAACTGTTACTCTTCAACTGTTTCGTCGCGAGACGAAGCTGTTGTCTTTGATGATGCGCCTTGGAATCCATTGTGATTTTCCTTGGTTATCTTGCCATCC